TCTGATACTGACCTATTTCTAATTACTGGTACTCTAGTAGATTGTATTGTTTCTTCCATAGTAATTTGCATACCACGAGCACTATATCGACCATCAGCAAAAGTATCAACATCATCATCCGTAGAACTATTTGTTGATGAACTTGTTAGTCTGAATATTCTTTCACCTGCTCTAAATCTTGTAGTTGTAGTATTAGGTATTGTAAATGTACCTGATACAGCACCGTTTGCGTCAGTTGTTAGTTGACCTCCTAGAACACCACTCGTAGGTGTTACATGTGCTGATACATCTACGTTATCAAAGAAAGGAAATACTTTTGTATTAGGTTTTAATCTTGTACCACTAAACGAAACATCTCTTGAACGAATAAATGGTATGAAAGATAAATCAACGATACGTTCTCCAAAAGATTGTCTTCTTACATTTGAACCTGCAATCTCTCTAGTGATACCTGATCTTGTTCTTGTACCTGTTCTTCCTCTATTAACATCAACAAAGTTATTATCAATTCTTCTTGAATTATCCCAACGACCTGTCCAGTTTGTTTGCCATTCATTCCACATTGTACCTAAGTTATTAGTATTACCAGCAAGCGCTGTCATGGAATCAAACAATGCATTGTCATTAACAATTAAGTCTGGTCTTCTTGTTATATCTTTCCATTCATCAACATCAGGTGTTAATGCAACCTCACCTACATATTGAAATACCATAAACGGATTACAGTTAACAGTTTTACTTGCAAATTCATTTTGTATAAATGCTGATGTGGTGTAAGGTAGTGTGATTAAATCACCAGTCTTTTGATAACCTTCAGCACTTCGTAAACTATCTGTATTAACACTTGCACTTTCAATTAACTTAACTTGGTCTGTAAAGTGTGTAGGTCTTAATTCACCTTCACTCATGTCCATCGCTGCTCTATATTCTGCTGATAATGTATCACCTACATTGTGACCTTTAAAACTATCTACAACGATACCGTTTTTAAATCTATCTAAACCTGTTGTTGCGTCTTGTATCTGTGTGTTAATTGCTTGTTGTTCTAACAATGAAAGTTGAGTATAGTATTCTATATTCTTAATTCTGTTTTCTAGTTTACCTATATCTCTCATTGTGTAACGTCTATTATCAATCGTTGTAACTTTTATGTCTGTTGTTTCAAAAGTGAAAGGTGGTAAAGATAGATAATATAAAGGCATTGCGTCATCAATAGGTTCTGGTCTTTGAGGATCTAATGCACTTGCACCTTTTGCCGCAACAAACTTTCCATCTTTTTCAATAAAGATACCATCTATTCTTCCTAGATGAAATTCAAAATCACTTGTTAAGTCACTGCCTGGTTTAGGCATGTCAACAGCAGATGAACCTGCGTTAACAAAATTCTTTGCACTTGTAGCGTCTTTGTTATTGAAACCTACAACTTCACTATCGTCAGAAACTCTTGGTCTAAAGTCAACACAATCTCTTAATTCTAGTTTACCTTTTGATGGACTTTCGAATGAAGGTATGTCAGCGTAATCAACAGCACCTGAATAACTATCTACACTAAAGTAATCTCCGGCACCATGTGAGAAATGTGAAAATGTAATTAACAATCTTCCTGTTGGTGCTAATGAACCAGGTTTTCTAACGATAGAACCTATATCATAGAAACTATCTCTTTGTCCATTATCTAATGTAAATCTATCTGTAATATCTGTATCACTTGTTGTTGCGTCTGTACTAAAGTCTGCCGCCATGTGAACACTTGTTAAAGCAAAAATATCTGCCTTACCTAAACCTATTCTACTTTCAGTAGATAATGCTTCTGTAGCAGTTGTTTGAGTTATGCCTGTTTGTAGTGTTTTTGTTTTTTCACCTGCAACACTTCTTGTTATAGTTGCAACTAACTTAACTTTTGCATTTGCAAAGTTAGCACCTAAATCTACTGATAACTGTCTACCTGATGGAGTACCTGTTAAGGTAAATATTGCCGCACCCTCATGGTTATTACCTGAGAGAGAAACAAGATCACCTACAGCACCTGCACTTGCACCAGCAGTCATTATCTGTAAAGTAAAGTCTGCTTCACTATGACTATCAAAAGTTTCGTTTGCACCTGCATTGAAAGTTTCAGAACCATTTGAATCTAATGTAGATACGAATGTTCTTCTTACTTTGTGAGTAGTATCTGTGATACCTGAGTTATCGTCAGTCTTTAGTGTCTTAATAACATTAGCAGGTAATTTATATACAAGTGAGTTTTGATCAATGTTATTTAATCTTACTCGTCTTCTTATGATTGGTGAACCTGTTGTTATATCAGCAGAAGCAGTAGCGGCAGATATTGTTAATGCCGTGTCACTTGTAATCGCTGATACTACTCTAGTTAAAGTTTCACCTGTGTTATCTGTAAATTGAATTACATCACCAGTAATTAATTCAGTTGTAAATTTTGTATTTTGTCCTATGGCAGTTGTATCGTTATTACCAAAAGTAATTGTACCAGATAATAATTTAAAACTATCATCTTTTGTATCAACAGCACTTGTTGATAAAACTGTGTCTGCCGTAAATACAGGACTACCTGCTTGAGAAACTTGTTTAACGTCTGCAATGGTATAAGTCTGAACACCGTTTCTATCAGTTGCATTTGCTTTAACAGTAGCAGCATTACCACTTTCGTTTGTTACAGTTTCACCTGCAACGAATGTGCCTTTTACATTTGAAAGAATGTATAAACCAGAAGCGACAGTTGTATCTTCAATAATACCTGTTGCACCTGATGTGCCACCTGTTAATGTTTCACCTGCAACTTTAGTAAATGAACCTGTTGTTACAACATGTGTGAACATATCAACATTAAATAAACCTAATTTATATACAGAGGTTGTATTACTTGAAGTCGCACCAGCAGTTCCTGATGAGTATTCAAAGAAACGAGGTTTTGCTCTACCAATTGTATGTAAGTCAGTTGATGAACCTACATTGGCAGTGCCTCTACTTGCTGTTGCTTCTTTTAATAAAGTTAATTCTCTAAATGCTTCAGTTTGACCTGATACTGTTCCTAAGTCAGGTTGACCGTGAATGTTTGTGACATCAATTGATGAACCAATATTTAATCTTGTTGTTGAATTATTAATTGTATCAACGTCTCTTGCCTTTTCTATTGTTAAAAACTTTTGAGATGTTGTATCTACTTCATAACCTTTTACATATGCTTTACCAGGTGACAACCCAATAGCAAGTCTTGCTTCAGATTGTGTTGATGTTAAACCGTTATGTAAACTTGAACTATCTGCAGCAAATATACCACGATTAGAACCTGTGTCTCTGTGTTCTCTTACATCTATGTCAAAAGGTTTAATTACATAATCACCACTTTCTTCGAATGTTCTTCTCGCCAATGTTTCTTCAAGAATATTATAATCTGTTCTCTTTACAATTCTTTCTATCTCACCATTGTTAACTCTTAATATCTCTACAAAGTTTTCATCATCTGTGGCAGTTAAAGTTTTCTTCGCAAGTGTTAATGCGATTTTAAATCTGTGTGCCCCAGGTGCGTTTATATTTGATGTGCCTTGTGCGTTATCGTTTAATGATGTATCACCTTCAGGTGTTACAAAACTTTCTGTAGTTGTAAAACCTACACGATTAGTTGGCGTGTTTGAATATGCGTCAAGTATTAATGTTTCTTCACTATTCTTTACAAAGAAACCGTTTATAAAATATACACCTTCTTCTACTTTTACAGCACTTGCTTTACCAGTTGCGTTTGAACTTGTAGGTAAAGATGTACCAGATGTACCAACAACAGCAGTAAAGGCAGTGCCCTCACTTGTTGTACCAGAAAGTGTCTCACCTTCTGTAAATCTTTTTGATGTATTGTTTGTGCCTGTCTTTGTATATGTTACATAAAGAGTTGCGGCAGCAGTTGAACTTGCCTCACTCGTAGTTGTTACTGTTGCAACGACACCTGATGTTGCACCTGTTAAAGTTGTGCCTGATATTGAAGCGGCAGTTGAAGTTGTGTGACTTGCTAATTTTACATATTCAAAATCAACGTTTAAAGTTACCTGACCAGGTATGACCATCGCACCATCTTTGAAGACGTGTTCACCAAATCTTTCGATTTGATTTTGTAAGATAGTTTGTAGTTGTGTTAGTTCTCTACCTTGTACCGCAAATGATGGTCGAAATAATACTCTATGAAAGTTTTTACTCTCAGCGAAATCATCATAATACGGTGATACGTTAAAGTTAGTTGCCATTTATCACCCTTCTAAAACTCTACGATTAACTTAACATTCTCCGTTTGATCTGACGCTCTAGATATTGGTTTTCTATTTTCAATATACAAGATATCACCAGTATCATGTGTTAACTCTGGCGTAGTGTCATGTGAACTTGGAGTACCTGTTGCACTTGATGTAGCACCTGTAACTGTGTGTGTACTTGCAAACGCTGTTAAGTTGCCGTCTGAATCAACACCTTGGTCTGCAAATTGAGGTTGTACATATCTTAATACTTTTGTAGTAGAATTAAAATCTACAACGAAACCTACAGCACCAGTTGTTGCTTGTGTAATCTTTTCGTCTGCCTGAAATGAACCCGGTGTACCACTAAATGTAATTGACTTAGTTGCGTCTAAAGTTGAAGCAGTTGCAGTCGCACTTGTTGTACTATCTGTTGGATTTCTTAA